TATATCACTCATACCTACAGAAGCGGCTGAAGCTCCAGATATAGAACCGCCTAAACCATTAGTAGCGGCTAGAATAGGATTAAGACCAGCATTGCGCATATCTTCTACAGACCATTGATAACGATGTTTATAGTTTTCAACGTTCCACGCGTTAGCCTGTGCGGCATTAGCAGAGTTGTAATGATTCTGAACTGCAGATCCGAAAACAGAGCCAGCAACACTGCCTAAAGTATCAGAAAGCCATGACATAAAACCAACTCCTTTTAAAAGTGATCAACAAGGCCAGGAGTACCAAACATAGGCATAGGACGCACAGTAGTATAACGGAAGCCTATATCGAGCAAGAACTCAGGCTCACTGGGAACAGCGATAATACGCTCAATAGGCGGATTTTCCGTAATAAATTCCTCATTTAGAGTAGGAGCATTGCTGAAGAACTGCGAAAGGTGCCATACATCAAGGTTACCACCGGTTACAGAGCTACGGAATTTACCTGTGATCTGAGAAGGTTTATAACGATACTCGGCATATCTTTCTTGATAACCAAAAACAGTAGTATCAGCTTCAGTGCCCTGGGCATAAATCTCGCGAAGTTCAATAGCCTGTTCACCAAGATGGGCGAATGTAGGCCAATAGAAGTCGTAAACCGTAGAACGAAGCCACATCTTATTAATACCTTGCTGGTAGGTAAGGTCGGCACGGGCGCAAACAAAGCCTATAATATAGCCGTGTTCAACAAAAGATTTGGAAAAGCCATGGAATTTAGCAGCAGTAACACCATAAGCAGAAAGGTTACCTTGCGGAGAAGTGGTGTCGGTTGCAGAAGTCTGCGCTATTGGATTGACATTTACCATTTTGGTAAAAGAACCAAGAAATTCAGGACGCTGAAGACGAGCGTCAGGAGAAACTACGCCAAAGAAAGAGCGGAGTACTTCTGTATAACGACTACCACCACGGGCAAGACGTTCATAAAACTTCTGCATCTGGAAAGCAGTACGAAGACTGTTAATCGTAAAAATACTTGAAGTATCAAGATCAACATAAGAATCATTACCAAGATAACTAGAAGCAAGTTCAGCGGACATGGTAATACGATCAGACGAGTTGCCAGCAAAGCCACCTATATTACTCCATTTAGAATCTGCACCACGATTAAAAGAAATACTGCCACTACCATAAGTAGTCCTCTTGCCACCAGAAGAAGATGCATCGCCGCCGTAAGCGGAAATAGCGGCAAGCTGATCGCTATTGCTGTGGAGAATAAAACCACTACCAGGTGAAGGATCAACTATAGAAGCAGTGCCAGCAAGACCTATAGAAACACCAGGTCCTTTCTGCGTCCAAGGAAGAGCAGAGGTGAAGTAATCATGACGTTTACCGCGAGGCGGACAAGCATGACCAGACACTATAGTGGTACCTGCAGAAAATACCCAAAAAGGCTGATCAGAAGCACGAGAAGAGTCCAGAATTTCATTGGCATCGCCTTTCTGGATCTTGACGGATTTCTGTAGATTCTCATCTCTGAACCATTCGTTCCAAATCAGATAAACAGCACGGAATGGGAGAGCGCTAACGCCAGGTATGTTATTAACCGTATTTACGGGCAGGCCGAAATAATCCCATAGAGAGCCTACATAATTATTATCAGAGTTAGCAGCAGCAGTAATAGTAGGGATGACATAATCAGTACTGTCATCAGGGTCTTCCTGTTCAAAACAGAAATTCTGCCAGTGTTCCCAAACGAGGCGGTTTGGTACAAAAAAGAAAAACCAATCCAGATAAATATTATCCATGATAGGCTTAATAGGAGTAGCCAAACGAGCGAAATAATTAACAGACAAACGAGTAGTATCGCCAGGCAGCACTTCATCAACGAATACAGGAATGAGCTTGCCTGAATTGAAAGTCGTCTTATAGACGTGCGAGCGGTCGAATTTAGTGCGCCGCATAAACATTGCAGGAGCATCGCTGAAGCGATGTCCTCGAACTCTAATTTTTTTTCGGGCCAAAATTTCACCTTCTTCGAAGTGTAAACCTAATAATTAACCTAAAGAAAATTATTGTTAGGTTTTAGATTATTTTTGCGTCACCTACGCCAGTTACATCAAGTAAGTAACTGGCTTCGGTGACGCCTATTTTTGTGTTTCTTCATTATTTTGTTCTAAAGTGTTACTTTTTTCTTGTGTTTGTTTACTACTTAAGGACTGTTGTGGTTCATCGAAGTTATATTTACTACCATACAGACCTTGTTGTTGAAGATATTCGAGCGTTGCAGGATCATTCAAATGATCGATGAAATTCATAGGATCGTGACCGAATTTAGCTCGAACGTAAGCGGGTAAACTGTAGAATTCTTCACGAACTCCGGATACAAGCTCAAGCGCTGTACTGTAGTCGCCAGGAAGAGTTGCATCTCCAAACTGCAAGTAAGCATATTGCGAACTGTCGCCAAGGTCAAGAGTCATGATACCTTTCTGACCGTCTGCATACTTATTTACGATGTAATTGATATCAGTCTCATCTTTCTCGTCCTGAACTGTAAGAGAGGGCATGGTAAACTCAATACCGCAATGGTCATGTTCTTCTACAGGATCATAAGCTGTCTTAAATTTCAAAATTTCACCTCCTTTCGCAGGCGCCTAGACGCGGCGGGCGTAGCGTACAAAAAAAAGGCGATCTCCATGAGATCGTCTTTTTTCTGATACGCTCTTTATTAGATTATCATTTAGTAGAATCATTGTCAACAGTCTGCACATACTCTATGGCGCGACCAACAACGACAGGAATGTGGGACACGTCACAATTCTCAACGTAATAGCGACCGTCGCTGTCACCAAGATTGCCAACATAATAAAGAGAAAAATCTTCAGGATACTTTTTAATAAGCATTTTATCATCGTTAACTATCCCTTCAAAAGCTCGAAGAGCAAGCATATCGTTATGATAAACCTGCGGAGGACTGAACTGTTCAGCCTTGGAATCATAAATGGAATAAAGTCTCAGCGGAATCATCTCCTTTTCTAAATGCAACTAAATACCTACGAATCATAAGATAAAGCGTAGCTGATATGACGAAATAGTCATTATCAAGGCGAATAACTCTAGAATCAGCAGGTTTAAGACGGTAAGCGGCATATTTACTACCACGAAAAGAGTAATCGAAAGAAATATTACGATCACGACAGAAATTTTTAATAGCTTCAAATTCACTAATAAGCATCACCTCGTTTCTGACTTAATGATAACAGAGTCATAATACTTTGTCAAGCTTTCTACCAAGAAAATGCTTATACTTACCTTCCTGAACACGACAACGGTCAACCAAACGCTCAAAAGTATTGTTCTCCAAGTTATGAAGCATCTTCTCAATACGATTATTACGAATATATTCCATCCATTGAGGATGCGTTTCGTCAAATTTCTTGTCATAATAACGAGGAGGACGCATCTTTTTACCGTTGATAACAACATAATCATTGGAATAACATTCTTCACCATGATCTACAAGCCATTTAGCGCCTATGCCGGGACGATTGGAAGCAACCATGAATTCAGGAATGCGACCTTTATAGTGAGAAGGAGCATCTTTACCTGTCTGCTTTTTAACTATATAGCGAGCGACATAGGCAGCAGAATCAAAGCTAAACTCACCAATAAGGTGCATACCGTATTTCCATACTTTGGCAAAACGAGGAGAAGTATAAGTATTGTAACCATCTGTACGGAACCGAAAAATTTTGTCATCAAAATGAATATTAAACAAAATGTAATGATAATGAGGACGAGCATGAAGTTCACCATATTCACCACAGCCAAGAAAGCGAATACCACTGCCATACTCGCGACGAAGGTTCTTCATAAATGTCTGATGAAATTTCTTACTTAAGCTTTTATCACATGGCAAATGATAATCATCAAAAGTACAAGTAACGAAATAAGCAGAAGACGAAGAACGAGCTTCGTGAACAGCTCGGACAGCCCACTGTCTACTATTTTCGAGACGACAACCGATGCATTGTTTACAAGAACAACGAATAAAACGGCTATCGCTAGCAAGCTCAGGGTGAGAGGCAAGGCTACCGTAGAAACTATAATGTTGTTTTCCATTTTTAGTAATCGCACCTTCAACTGGGTACATAAGAATAGGATTATAACAAACCATATCAATCACCTGTACCGATTGTATCAGGATTAAGTCAGAATGTCAAATCCTAAAACCACCTCGTCCTACTCTCTTGAAATTCTTCCGTCTAGATCTGGAGGTACGCCGAAAAAGACGGCGAGAGCCTCGTTTAGATAAACGACGACGTCTCATTTAGCATCCCTCCAAGAACCGAAAAAACGGCTAGTTTTTTTAGAATCATTCTTATTATCAACTGGCTCAACAAGTTGCGCAACATCGTTTTGAAAGTCCGAAGCAATCTTTTTAGCAATAACAGTGTTCGAAGAAGCTTTACCTTTCAGAGCTTCAATCAGATCTACAACTTCCTGAATGAAAGGTACAAGAACAGAAACAATAAAAGTAAGAATCATTGTAGTTTTATTAGGCATAAAATTATCTCCTTCCAAAATAACGGCCTCCGAGGAAGCCTATAACTTTATTGATAGTAGAACCAACACCGCTAGCGACAGATCTAGGAGCACCTGTAAGACTTTCGATATTCTTATAAAAATCACGTTCCATACCTGCCATTTCAGTTTGAATATTATCAAAAGCGGCAGCAGAATTAGCACGGTTAGCAGAAGCGATATTGTTCAAAACACTAGAGCTAAGGTAAGAACCCTGAAGACGAAGGTTTTCAAGCTCCAAATTCATCTTTGCAAGCTCATAACCAAGACGTTTTTCATAAGTCTGCTCACGAAGATTCAAATCATTTGCTAGAATACCATTCTGAAGAACTGTACCATGGGTACTCTGACGCACAGAATCGGCTTCTGCGACGTTTTTATCAATTTGAGATATTGCAAGATGCTCGGCGTTCTTGGCCTGCCTTTGAGCGGCACTAGCGGCTCTGGCAGAGTTCATGGAGGAACCTATATCACTCATACCTACAGAAGCGGCTGAAGCTCCAGATATAGAACCGCCTAAACCATTAGTAGCGGCTAGAATAGGATTAAGACCAGCATTATCC